AGGAAGATAAACAATGGAACAAAACATATCATGGAAGACATCGAGAAACTCAGCGTTGTTGTTGATGACCTTGATGATGGGCTCCAGCTGCAGCCTAATTCCAACTAAACAAATAGAAGTAGTAGCAAAACCAATGGAGAGGACGATAGTTCAACCTATCATGCCTCGTGAAATAGATTTAAAAGAAGTAAGGTGGTTGACTATCACACCTGAGAACTTTCAAGAACAATTTAAAGTTATCGAAGAACAGGAAGGAGAATTAGTATTCTTAGCTATGACAATTCCTGACTATGAAGTAATGGCATATAATATGCAAGAACTAAAAAGATATATTACAGAACTAAAAGATGTAGTAGTATATTATAGAACAGTAACGACAGAAGATGTTTCAGTATCTAAAGAACCTAATTAACTTATGGGGATTACACAAAGACTCACAATGGTTTGAAAAGAACCCTGCTGCACAGGCACGATTTGAAGATGTAGAAGATTGGTGTGAAGAACTAGAAGATAGAACAATAGAATTAGAACAAATGGCTCACCCAAAGTGTGGAATTGAAGGGTTTGATGGTTATAAACCTTTAATAAAAAGAATAGAAAAGTTAGAAATAGTAGTAGGAAGTTTAAAGAAAAATGATAGATAGTCAAAATTTAATAGACCTTTTAGAGAAAGGTATAGTTGAAATACAATTTAAAAGTTTAAAAAGTAATAAAACTCATAGTCGTGAGTATACAACTCACAGTAGTTTTATGCCTTATATAAAAAGTCAATCAGACACATCTGACAAAATTATTTGTTATGATGTGGAGTTTGAAAAAGTAGAGGATATAGATGTATCTACAATAGAGAAGTATATACCTCTGCAGCGGCTGTCGTAAGACAGAATAGGATAGGAAAATGTTAGAATTTATACAATGGATTATAGTTTTTGTAAAGATAATCCCATGGCTAGTGTTTGTAGCTTCTTTAGTAGCTGCACTAACACCAACACCCATTGATGATAATTGGGTAAAGAAAGCTTATAAAGTCTTAGATTGGGTTGCCCTGAATGTGGGTAAAGCAAAGGATAAATAATGGCAAATATTGAAGCTGATAACAGCAGAAATGAAGTCCAAATCGACCTAGATAAGTATATGAAGTTAGTCGATAAACTCGACGAAGCTGAAGACTTAATTGCAAAAATGAAAGAAGACCGAGCTCGAATGCAGCCCGGAAAGCGTAAGTTTATGGATTTATTTTTAGACCATAACGATATAAACGAAAAAGCCATAATAGGTTTTATTTCTTTCTTTTTAATGACAGTATTCGGAATCTGTGATTTAGTTACTGCATTTATGGGTCAAGACTTAGTAATATCAGACACTATTTATACTTCATTCGTGATAGTAACCTTAGGAGCATTTGGAATCTCAGAGGCCGGAAAAGCCTTTGGTAGCAAATAAAAATAATACTTGACAAATGGTTAAATTTTCTATATAATATATATTATGAATTTATTTTATTTAGATGAAGATTTGGACAAATGTGCTCAATACCATGTAGACAAGCATATAGTAAAAATGCCTCTTGAGGCGGCACAACTATTATGCACAGCTATATGGGTTGATGAAGTATTAGGATTTACTCCTCGGGCGCTTAACGCAGAAGAAAGAGAAGCCCTCAATTCAAGAAAGTCAGAAATCAAACATCTTCCTCTAGAGGAAAGACCTCTGACACCATATCTACCCATGATGTATAATCACCCTTGCACGATATGGACACGGTCTTCACTAGATAATTTTGAGTGGGTTCATTGCTATGCAAATGCACTAAACGATGAATACCATTATCGCTATGGCAAATTACACAAGTCAGTAGTAGAAGTAATCAATAAACTACCCGAACCAAAGAATATGCCTAGACAAGGACTCACTCCATTTCTTATGGCAATGCCCGATGAACTGAAAGACGAATCTGATGTTATCGGGTCATATCGCCTATATTACCATACAGATAAAGCAACATTTGCTAAGTGGTCACATAGAGACACACCAGATTGGTGGGACGAAGGACTAGCTTGGTATGATAAAAGGATAACAGCAAAGTGAAAGGACTTTGGCACGATTATATGAAACACACAATAACAATTTATAGCACACCAAACTGTCATTATTGCACAATGGCAAAAAATCTTGCAGAACAACGAGGTTGCACTGTTAGATATTTAGTGTTCGGAAAAGATTTTCAAAAAGAAGATATGTTTGAAAACTTTCCTGGCGCAAGAACATTTCCGCAGATTATATTCAACGGACAAAAAATAGGTGGATACACTGCTTTAGTAGAAATGTTAACAGATGAACTTTAAAGAAGATAAAGTATTAGTCTGGGTTGAAAATTATATCCGTTCAACCTATGATTCTCATTATAGTAAGAATACAATACAAACTACTGAATTTGTATTTGATGCAGGACATGGAGAAGGTTTCTGTATTGGAAACATAATTAAGTATGCACAAAGATATGGTAAAAAAGATGGATATAACGAAAAAGATTTATTAAAGATAATACACTACGCAATTATATTATTAGGGAGTGAACATTATGATAAGAAGTAAATCAGGAGAAAAGTTATCTTTTGATAACATAGAACGAGTAATCCAACAACTCGAACAGGATAATCCAATAACTAAAAAGGAAGCCTGTGGAATTTTGAATATTAGGTATAACACGACCAGACTTCAAAAAATCATAGACGACCACCTTGACACAAAAGCTTTTCGTGAAACACGAAAGAGTCAAAATAAAGGAAAGGCAGCTACAGAAGATGAGATAAGGTCAGTAGTAAAGATGTATATAGATGGTTTTAATATATCAGGAATTGCAGACAGTATTTATCGTTCTCCAGCATTTGTAAAGAATATAGTGGAGAGAGTAGGTATACCTCAAAAGTTAGCAGAATCAGACTATGATGGAATGAGAAATGCTATGCTACCAGAACAATGTGTAGCAGAAGAATTTGACTATAATGAAAAGGTGTGGTATCCTCGTCAAAATAAATTTGCGATAATCAAAGATGAGATATCGCAAAAGTATCAGTCGGAAAGAAAAGGCTATGCTTGTTACGGCAACATAGTAGAGTGTCTAAACTATGAAGATAAATATGGTGCTAAATGCTACAAAGTATTTGTATTAGAACCATGTGATACTTCTCAAACTCTTTTTCCTTGGCTAGATGGAGAAAGGACAGGATATTGGGGAACTGCCCTCGCTTATGAAATAGGAAGTCTGAAACATTTACAGAAATATTTATAAGGAAAAACAATGTTGGAAATTTTATTGGCAGTATACCTGTCAGGACTTGGGATTGCTATGTGGAAACTATGGTATCCCGCTTACAGAGAAATACAAAGAACAACTCCCAACGCTTTAGTTGCGAGATATCCAATATCAATGTTCTTTACTGTATTGTTTATGTTTGCGGTAGCATGGCCATTAGTTATGTGGATAGCGTTGCAAGACGATTATAGTAGAGAATTTAAAGAATCATTTATAAACGGAGCAGTAACAAAAAATGAAAGACGATAAGTATTCAACATATGTAGATGGTGAATTAAGAGCAGATGTAATCAAAGTGGATAGTCACTGGGGTTGCAGATTCTGGCGAAATAATGAAGCAGTAAAAACAGAATTTTATAAAGGGCATAGTGAAGCATATGCAGAAGATGCCGCAGAAAATTATGTTATTGGAGTAAAAACATTATGAATTATTTATTTGAAGCACTATGTAAAAAATTAGAAGGAGAGATTGCAATGGCACTAGCAAATTGTAAAGCCTACGAAAGAAATGTTGTAGGGATTGGGGAACACCCCGATATTGTTGAAGCCATAGAAACTCAAATCGCAAAGATAGCTGAAGCCGAAGACAAGCTTGAGGCAATTCATAATCATTTTGGTAAAGGATATAAAAAATAGTTCTTGACTTGGCGTTTAAAATCATCTATAATATATAATATATGAGTGATAGATTTTATATGCAAATGAAAGAAGCCACAGGTTGGTGTCCGGGTTTGCCAGAATCTTACAAAAATAAAAGGAGAAAAAATATGTCTTGGACAGACGAGAAAAAACAAGAAGCAGTAGATATGTATACTGCAGAAGAACCTACTCCAGAAAACAGTATGGAGATAGTAGCAGACATCGCTGAGCAGTTAGAGGAATCTCCCAACGGTGTTAGAATGATACTTACAAAGGCAGGTGTATATGTCAGAAAGACACCAGCAAGAAGTAGTTCTAATGGCTCAAGTGGTGGCGGTAGAGTAAGTGTTGCAGGAGCGCAAGCTGACCTAACAACAGCTTTGACAGACGCAGGTCAAGAAGTTGACCCAGCGATTATATCAAAGTTAACTGGTAAAGCAGCAGTTTACTTTACAGGTATAGTAAATAACTTAAACAATTAATTTAGTTTAGTTTTTCACTAGGGTATCTTAGATGCCCTAGTTTTTTGCATCTTGTAAATGTAACCAAAACAGCAGTACAATTCAAATTATCATTTGTTAGATACTACTGGAGGAAACATGACAAAAGATGAATTTAAAAAGAAATTAGATGACGCAGGCGATGCAGTCATTACTTACAGAAGTAAGAATTCACGCAGATTAAAATATAACATATGTACTCGGGACTTTTCTACTCCTTACATAAAGGAAAAGAAAAATAGAGCTAAAGAGGCGCATGATACAGTTCTCCTGTTTTGTTGGGATACGGACTCTTATCGCTTACTAATGCCAAAGAATGTTACAAGCATTGTTCCAATGAATAGGATTATTAAAAATGATTGATTTTAGTACCCCAAGTATATATGAAAGAGTTATCAATGAAAAGGATAATCAACAAATACGATTAGTAATAAATACATTTCGTGGAATTGAGTATCTATCTTTAAGAAAATATTACCTAGACTTTAATGAAGAGTGGTTACCCTCTAAAGAAGGCATTACAATGCCTGTTGATTTAGAGAATGTGCAGGAACTCTTCACAGGTCTAGTTGAAATTTTATCACTTGCAGAAAGCAAATCAATACTCGAATCAGAGTTCAAAGAAATTTTAGATGAAATATACCTAAGTTAAAAATAGTTCTTGACAAAACCTTAAAATCTTGTTATAATATATATTATGATAATTAATGGAAGCTTAAATTACGATTCGCATGGGCGTAAAAGAAAAACTGTGCGTAAAAAAAGAACAACACAACAATCTAAGTGGAAAAGTCTTGGGGCTGTAGCTCAGCAGGGAGAGCGTCGCACTTGCACTGCGAAGGTCGCAGATTCGATTTCTGTCAGCTCCACCAGTGCTGGTAAAGGTACAATGCCTGACAACTCATGGAAACTTGAGATTAGTAAGAAATATACCGTTGCACCAGCATATAATAAAGGTGCATACCAAGTAATCCCTAGAGAAGATGTTGAACATATCGGAAAATAAATCTTGACAAATGGTCAAATTTTTAGTATAATATATAAATGTTAGAAAATCTTATCAAGCGAGCAGCAATGGCATATTATAATGGTCAACCCATCATGTCAGATGAGATATTCGACTACCTAGTAACAATAGAGACAGAATCAAGTATTGGATATAAAAGTCCATATGAGCGTAGATATAAGCATTTGTTTCCGTTGTTTTCCCTCCAAAAAGTAGTAAGTGGTATAGATAGTCCTCCAGACTGGGGGACTGATGCCACTATAGTAACAGCTAAATTAGATGGTGCAGCAATAAGTATACTATATGGTGGAGGAGAATACCAGAAAGCCTTAACAAGAGGAGATGGTATTGAAGGATTAGACATAACACATAATATTTCATGTCTAGTTCCAGAAAAAATAGAATATGAAGGAGTGCTACAGATATCAGGAGAAGTAGTAGCACCTAAAGATATTCCTAATGCAAGAAATTATGCTGCAGGAGCATTAGGATTAAAAAACTCCAAAGAATTTAGCGAGAGAGACTTATATTTTGTAGCACATGGAGTCTCTCCATACATAACAGACAACTACGTTTCTGATATGAGGTTTATTTCAAACCTTGGATTAGAAACTGCCATTGATAGTGATTACACTCAGTTTCCCAAAGATGGTTCAGTATTTCGTATAGCAGATAACGATAAGTTTGATAACTATGGATATACAAGTCATCACCCCCGTGGAGCATATGCTCTGAAAGTACAGGAAAAGGGTGTAGTCACTATACTCCAAGAAGTGACTTGGCAAGTAGGCAAATCAGGAGCAGTATCTCCTGTTGCACACTTTGACCCAATAGACATAGAAGGAGCAACAGTATCAAAGGCAACATTACACAATAAGTCAATCATTGAAGCACTTAACTTAGAGTTGGGGTGTAAAATAGAAGTAATAAGAGCAGGAAAGATAATACCCCAAGTACTACGGAGAGTAGATTGACAGAAGTAGAAATGCTAAAACAACAAATAGCAGAACAAACAGAACAGATATATAAACTATATCGAAGAATAGAGGAATTAAATGAAATACTCAAAGAAAGAACTACAAAACAGTAAAAGAATATTTAAGAGTGCTACTCCAAAGCAAGATTTATCTTGGTATGTTAAATGGACAGGAAGTGCTTTTCTTATTGCCGCTTTTGCAGTAAGGTCAACACAAGGATTTCCTTTTATAGACCTTTGTTTATCTTTAGTAGGTGTCTCAGGTTGGTTATGGGTTGGTCTTTTATGGAAAGACCGAGCATTAATCATTCTCAATGCTATTGCAGTATTCATTTTATTGTCAGGTCTCATTAGACACTTTACTCCAATGCTTATCGCATGAGTGGAGGAGTCTACAATCAAACTTACTTTAACAATCACCCTCATGAAAAAGAAAGAGAGGGTGTTCTGTATGGAGTAATTCTAGTAAATCAAAGAACCTATGAGAGAGAATGTATTAAAGTAGGGATTGCTAGTGGAAAAGATTGGCGTCATGTAATTAAAAGAAGTCGTGGATTTAAAGGTTATGATTTACGAATCCAGAGAACTTATCATGACACCATTTATAATTGTTGGAAACTAGAGCAAGAACTACATGAAAAGTTCAAACATGATAGTTATAAGCCCAAACAAAAGTTTGGAGGGCATACGGAGTGTTTCGAAATTTCGTCCCTTATTTTACGGGACTTCCCAAAAAATAATTCTTGACATATGGTTAAATCTTTAGTATAATATAATTATAAAAATAAAAGAGAGGCAGAATTTGAGACAAATAATTATACCGACACATTGTCCAGCTTGTAATACAGAGTTAGATGTTGTGAAAGACCAATTATTTTGTGTCAATCCAGATTGCCCTGCTAAATCATCAAAAAGAATTGAGCACTTTGTTAAAACTTTAAAGATTAAAGGACTAGGTAAAGCTACAATTGAAAAGTTAGATTTACAGGATTATCATCAAGTCTACTCTTTTACAGAAGAGGAACTTATAACCCTATTAGATTCGGAAAAGTTAGGAGTTAAGTTGTTTGCTGAGATAGAAAACTCTAAATCAGCAGACTTAACAACACTCCTTCCAGCTTTTTCGATACCGCTGATAGGACGGAGCGCATCTAATAAATTGACCAAAAAGGTCTCGAATATATCAGAGATAACCTACCAAACGTGTATAGATAGTGGTCTCGGTCCTAAAGCGGCGTCGAATCTTATGGATTGGTTAGTAAATCAATTTCATTCTAATAAGTATTATGAGTTACCCTTTTCTTTCTCTTGTGAGAAACCTAAAGTCACCTATACTAAAGGTATAGTTTGTATAACAGGTAAACTAAAGAGCTATCCAAACAAGGCAGCAGCTCAAAAAGTTTTACAAAGTCATGGATTTGAGACAAAGGACAGTCTTACAAAAGATGTTACTATATTGCTTAACGAGAGTGGTATAGAGAGTGCTAAAACTAATAAAGCACAACAAATGGAAATAAAAATATATAACAATATAAAACAATTAATTAAGGAAAATTAAATGGCATTACCAAAATGGACAGATGAAAGAACACAGCAACTAGTGGACTTCATCGGTGAATCAAGCCCTGTTTCACAGGCAATGGTTGCAGAAGCTGCTGAAGATTTAGAAACTTCTACAAGAAGTGTATCTTCAAAGCTAAGAAAAATGGGTTTTGATGTTGAATTAGCTTCAGCATCTGCTTCTAAGTCTTTCTCAGAGGAGCAAGAAGCAACTCTTTCAAATTTCGTTAACGATAATAGCGGAGTTTATACTTATGCTGAAATAGCATCAAACTTTGAAGGTGGAGCATTTAGTGCAAAATCTATTCAAGGAAAAATCCTTTCTATGGAACTTACAGAGCATGTTAAACCTGCTCCTAAGCCAGAGAGTGTTAGAACTTATACTCCTCAGGAAGAAGAAACATTTGTATCAATGGTTAACGATGGCGCTTTTGTAGAAGCTATCGCAGAATCACTTGGTAAAAGTGTTAATTCTATCAGAGGTAAAGCATTATCATTACTTAGAAGTGGTGACATCAATGCTATTCCTAAGCAAGAACACACAAAAGGTTCAAGCAAAGCTGACGTATTAGCTGACCTTGACATTTCTGACATGACTGTACAAGAAATTGCTGATAACATCGGCAAAACTGTAAGAGGCGTCAAAACAATGTTAACCAGAAGAGGTTTACAATGTGCTGATTACAATGGTGCAGCTAGAAAAGAAATAGGCTAACTAGCAATATTAGCAGGGGAGTGCAACACTCCCCTTTTTTTGAGAGAGATATAGATGAATATTGCCAGTGCATTACTAAAACAATTAGTTATACAACAAGATTTAGATACTTGGGCTCAAGTAAAGGAAATTTATTTACCTAATGAGTACCGAGGGGTCTTCAACATCTTGGAAAAGCACGTAGACAATTATCAATCTCTCCCAACCTTTGCTGAGCTAAAAGCTGGGCAAAGAGACCAAAAAATCCAAGAAAAATTATCAGCAATTGAATCCATCGAAGTAGAAGTGGACGCAGACATGTTGCTCGATTATCTCAAGAATGAATACACTCAAACTGAAATATTAGATGAACTTGATAATTATGTGGATAAAACTGTCACTATGGCTAGTGCAGAAGAAAATATAGAACAACTACAAGAAATAGTCCTAAACGTAAGTGATAAGGTAGATGTAACACCACCCTCAGAAAGTATGCAAACTATAACACTTTTTGAAGATGATGAACAAAGAGCAAAGTATTTACCTTTAGGACTTAATACAGAATATGACGCAGACGTCAAATTTTCACCTAAAGACCTAGTGCTTGTGGGTGGACGACGAGGTTCGGGTAAGTCTTTGACTTCTTGCAACCTTGCTGTTAATGTTTATGATTCAGGAAGAACTGCTATCTATTTCACTATTGAGATGGATAGTAGGTCTATCTTACAAAGAATGTGCTCAATCAGTACTGGAATTCAATTTACAAATATTCGTGATAAAATGATGAATACAGAGGAATGGAATTTAGTAGCAGGCTGGTGGGCAGGTCGTTTTGAAGGTGGAGACGAACTTCTAAAAGATTATGAATCAAATAGAGATTTTGATGATTTTCATAGAAAATTAACAAAGAATCCATTAAACGAAGACAGACAACTAGATGTAATCTATGATCCAGCCCTCACTCTCTCAAAAATTCAAAGCGAACTCGATAAGAGGGTCAGTCGAACAGACATTGGTATCGTAATCGTAGATTATCTAAACCAAGTTCGTCGCCACAATGCGCCAGGCAAAAATAGTCAGTATGACTGGCAGGAGCAAATTGAAATAAGTAAAAAACTAAAGTCTTATGCTCAAGAGTATGAAACTTTAGTTTTCGCTCCTTATCAAACAGATTCTAGTGGAGAGGCTAGATTTGCAAAAGGTATATTAGATGCGGCTGATGCTGCGTATTCCCTAGAGACTTGGGAGCCAGCAGACCAGTGTATGACATTTAATTGTACCAAAATGAGAAACAATGAAGTAAAAGGTTTCTCTAGTGAGGTTAATTGGAAGTCCTTAAAGATTGGTCCCGCTTCCGCATTAAATCCAAATGAAAAAGCAAAAATGAAAGAAGAAATGGGACTTGGAGCAGAAGGTGAAGAGGCACAAGATTTATGAGATTATTAGAAAAAGTATACCAAATAAATAATTCAGGACTAGGAGATGTTAGAATATTCTCAGATAGAATTTTTTGTTATAAAAGATACCATGTTGATTGGGGAAATGGTAATGAAACAATGTACTCAAGTCTTTGGTATAAACTACCTGAAGTAGAAAAATTAGTAGAACAAAAAGTATTTGGAGATAGAGAATGATACTGTATACAGAAAAACAATTACAAAACGCATATATAGTATATGTAAGAAGATTACATGAGTATAATCTTAGTGATAAAATTTATGTAAAGATTCCTACATTAGAAGAATTTAGACCTATGTATGAAGCAGAGATGGAGTTACAATATGGAGATAAAGGAGTACATTAAAGATTGTATTTATAGAATGTTACTAGGATTACACCTAGTATGTCCACATTGTGGAAAAGAATTACCTAAGGAGATTAAACTTGATAGTAACAGATGAAAAGATACTAAGACAAATGTCTAAAGAAGTGTCAAAAGTTGATACTAAAGTATTAAAAGATATGGAAGATACCATGAAAAAATTTGATGGTATAGGAATTTCTGCAATTCAAATAGGAGCACCACAAAGAATATTTTTAGCGGGTAATCCTCCTCAGGTTTTTATAAACCCAAAAATTAAAGATAAGAGTAGCTACACAAAAGTAGACTGGGAAGGTTGTTTAAGCTGCCCAGGAGCGCATGTAAGAGTAAGACGCTCACACAGTATTACAATACAATACGAAGATATAGAAGGAAAAATAATAAAAAGAAAGTTTACAGGATTTGATGCAAGAGTTATACAACACGAGCTTGACCATCTAAATGGCTTTCTAATCAAAGATAGAGGAAAGGTATATCAAGAATGACAGTAGAAGAATTATTAGCAGAAGAAAAAATACCTTTTAAAGTTTCTCCTGCAGATTATGTAGTTAAGTGCCTGAATCCAGAGCATGATGACACAAATCCTAGTATGAGAATAGATAAAATTACAGGAGTATTTAATTGTTTTTCTTGTGGATTTAAAGGAAACATATTTAAACATTTTGATAAACCAAGTAATTTTTTAGATATAAAAAGAGAAAAAGTAAGACAGACAATAGACCGTAAAAGGTCAGAATCAATAGGGCTACAAATGCCCGGCAATGCTTTACCATATATTGGAACAGAAAGAAACATAAAGCAAAGTACATATAAACAATTTGAAACTTTTATGAGTATAGACCCTCCTTTCAAAGATAGGATAGTATTTCCCATAAGAGATATAACAGGAAAGATAGTAGCTTTTAATGGT